GTCAACATGGTGGCCAATGCCATCGGGCGGTGTGAGTTCCGCACCTTCCGGGATGGCGTGGAGCTCCAGGACAGGGAGTATTACCTGTGGAACGTCTCGCCCAACGTGAACCAGAACTCCACCATGTTTTTTCACAAGCTCGTGGCCAAGCTGTACCAGGATAACGAGGCCCTGGTGGTGAACACTCTGAAGCGGGAGGAAATGGACGCCCTGGTGGTGGCGGACAGATGGGAGCCGCCGGAGGAGTGGCCCTCCCGACAGAACGAGTACCGGGACGTCGTGGTGGGAGATTATTCGTACCAGTTTCCCCTCTATGAGCCCAATGTACTCCACCTGCGGCTGAACCACACCAATATGCGTCCCATCCTCAACGGCCTGTATCAGTCCTATTGGCGCATGGTATCGGCGGCGATGCGGGCGTACACCTGGGGCAGCGGGCAGCACTGGAAGGTGCATGTGTCTCAGTTAGCCCAGGGAGCGGACGATTTCAAGGCCAAGTTTGCCGAAATGATTGAGGAGCAGATCCGCCCGTTTCTCAACAGCAACGGGGCCATCCTGCCGGAGTTCGACGGCTACGCCTACGAGAACGTGGGCGGGAGTGCCGACTCCGGGGGAAGCAAGGATACCCGGGACATCCGGGCGCTGATTGAGGATATTTTCGACTTTACCGCCCGGGGGTTCCTGATTCCGGCGGTGCTGGTCAACGGCAAGGTGGAGGGCACCGCCGACGCCAACACCCGGTTTCTGACGAACTGCATCGACCCGCTATGCGACCAGCTCCAGGAGGAGATTATTCGCAAGCGGTACGGGTATGCGCAGTGGAAGAGGGGCAGCTACCTCCGGGTGGACTCCAGTAGCATCATCCATTTTGACCTCTTTGCAAACGCGGCCAACGTGGAGAAGCTGGTGGGCTCGGGAGGCTACAGCATCAATGACGTGCGCCGGGCGGCTGGACAGGCGCCCATCCCCGAGCCGTGGGCGGACGAGCACTTTATGACGCTCAACATCTCACCCATGGGGGAGGCTGCCCGAAAGCTGGGCGCACAGAAGGGAGTGACGACATGAGAAAGACCATGTGGGAGCTGAAACAGGCGGCTACGCCGGGGACACTGGAGCTGTATATCTACGGGGACGTGGAGGGTGATGGGCGTAACTGGTGGACAGACGAGGTGATCCGCAGCGAGACCAGCGCCAACACCTTCCGGGAGGATCTGGCCGCCCACCCGGATGTCAGCCAGATCAATATCTACATCAATAGCTATGGCGGCTCGGTGTTTGAGGGCACCGCCATCTATAACCAGCTCAAGCGCCACCCGGCCCGCAAGACGGTGTATGTGGACGGCTTTGCCTGCTCTATTGCCTCGGTGATCGCCATGGCGGGGGACGAGGTGGTGATGCCCCGCAACGCCCTGATGATGGTTCATAACATGTGGATGGGCGTATGCGGCAACGCCGCTGAGCTGCGCAAGGCGGCCGACGACCTGGACAAAATCAACGAGGCTGGGCGGGCGGCTTATCTCCAGAAGGCCGGGGATAAGCTGACGGCGGAGGCCATCACCCAGCTTGAGGACGGCGAGACGTGGCTCACCGCGGAGGAGTGTATCCGGTACGGCCTGGCTGACCGCTACGCCGAGCAGGACGCGGACATGACCCAGGCCGCCGAGGTTCTGAAAAAGGCGAACCTGGATGTGGAGCAGCGCATCAAGCTCCAGCGGAGCCTGGCGGCCCAGCTCCGGCAGTTGACGGCGCCTCCGTCGGGCTGGCCTGGCAATGGGCCGGGAGGCAACGCGATTCTGAAATTGTTTGAACAGGAAGGAGACTGACTATGAGAGCGAACGACATTCTGAACCGGGAGGAGATCCGGGGCCTGATGCAGAAGGCCATCCGGGAGGGAGACACGGAGGGCTTTTACCAGGCGTTCGACCAGATGCTGGAGTGCATCCAGACAGACATCCAGCAGAAGTATGACCAGCGCATCGGGGAAATGCAGCAGGAGATGGACAGCCGTATCCTGGCCGCCCGGGGCGTCCGGCAGCTGACGAAGGAAGAGCGGGACTACTATCAGAGGCTGGGCGAGGCCATGAAGAGCGCCGACCCCCGCCAGGCGGTTACCGGCCTGGACGCAGCCCTCCCCCGGACGGTGATCAACGAGGTATTTACGGAGCTTCAGACCAGACACCCCCTGCTGAGCCGCATCAATTTCCGAGCCTCCGGCGGCGCGGTGGAGATCATGGTCAACACCAACGGCTATGAGGAGGCGGTGTGGGGCGACCTGTGCGACGTCAAGGAGCTGACCGCCGGCCTGAAGAAGATCCCCACCACTTTGCTGAAGCTGAGCGCCTTCCTGGCGGTGTGCAAGGCCATGCTGGAGCTGGGGCCCGAGTGGCTGGACGAGTTTATGCGCCAGGCGCTTTATGAGGCGCTGAGCAACGGCATGGAGGCGGGCTTTGTAACCGGAGACGGCAACAAAAAGCCCATCGGTATGACCCGGCAGGTGGGGGACAGCGTGGTGGTATCCGGCGGCGTGTACCCGGAGAAGGAGAGGGTGAAGCTCTACGACCTGTCCCCCGCCACCGTGGGCAATCTGATTTCCATTATGGCGGCGGATCCAAACGGAAAGCCCCGGCAAGTACAGGACGTGATTTTCCTGGTCAACCCCCAGGACTACTTCCAGAAGGTCATGCCGGCTACCACTCTGATGGCGCCGGATGGAAGCTACCGCAACGACGTGATGCCCTACCCCATGACCATCATCCAGGTGCCGGCCCTAAAGAGGGGCGAGGCGGTCATGGGCATCGCCCACCGCTATCTGGCCCTGGCCGGAACCTCCCCCAACGGCCGGGTGGAGTACAGCGACCACTACCGCTTCCTGGAGGACGAGCGGGTCTATCTCATCAAGGCGTATGCCAACGGTATGCCGTTGGATAACAACGCCTTCCTGCACCTGGACATTTCCGGCCTGAAGCCCGCCGCCTGGAAGATCACGATGGTAGAGGAGCCTGCGCCGTCCACCGACGCCGCCCTGTCCTCACTGGCCATCGGCGGCCTGACGCTGACGCCTGCCTTTTCCTCTGGAACAACTACTTACACGGCGGAGACGACCAACGCCACCAACACCATCACCGCCACGCCGGCTGACGCGGGAGCGTCCATCCAGGTGCTGGTGGATGACAAGGAGATCTCCAACGGAACCGCGGCCACCTGGAAGAGCGGCTCCAATACGGTGACCATCAATGTCACCGCCGCGGACGGGAAGACCAAGAAGGCGTATACCGTCACGGTCACCAAGAGCTGATTATGGGGCGGGACAGTCTGCCCGAGGGGCTGCTGTCCGACGTGAAGAACTACCTGGACATCACCTGGGACGACGAGGCCACCGACCGGAAGTATGCCGGCCTCGTCGCCTCGGGGATGGCCTACCTGGACGGAAAGCTGGGGGAGGCGGGGGACTACACGGCGGACGGGATGCCGCGCACCCTCCTGTTTGAGTTTGTGCGGCATGCCCGGGACAGCGCACTGGACGTATTTGAGAACAACTATCTGGCCTTGCTGCTGGACATGCAGCACGGGAGGGCGGTGAAGCGGTATGGCGGAGTGGAAAGCCCCGATGCGGCCCCGGACGGATAATGGGGTCAGCCAGACTTACAACGACGGCTTGGTGGCCGTCTACATGGTCACCGACGCGGCCCGGCCCGGCTACCAGCCGGTAGAGCGGCTGACAAAAAAGGCTGTGCTCCGCTATGAGGAGCGGCAGCTGGGTCTTCAAAGGGCTTACCTGGCCAAGCAGAACCAGGTGGACGTAGAGCGGGTGCTGAGGACGCCCCGGCTGCGGGGCGTCAGTACCCAGGATGTGGCCGTCACGGAGGACGGCAGGCAATACCGCATTGACCTGGTGCAGAGTGTGGCTGACGTCTGGCCGCCCTCCATGGATCTGACGCTGGCCAGGCTGGAGCAGGACTGCGGTGCGTCCGATTCGGACACACCGGGAAGGGGGATGCCGGGATGACCTGGCAGGAGAAACTTATCGCAGCGCATACCGCCGTCACCGACGCGGTGCGCCATGGGCAACGGATGAAATCCAGCCGGTATTTTGTTTGGCAGGAGGACGGGGACAACGATCTGGCGGCGGGCAACGGCCACGCCGAGCGGGCGGTCACCGGCACCACCGACCTCTTCACCACGCGGGAGTTTGACCCTTGGGCGGAGGCGCTGGGGGAGTCCCTGAGCGAATACGGCATCGCCTGGTATATCAGCTCTGTCCAGTTTGAGGAGGATACCGGCTTCTGGCACACCGAATGGGTATGGGAGGTAGCGTGATGGCGACCATCCAATTCAAGAAGGGTGACGAGTATCTGGCGAAAATCGCCAAGCTGGAGGCCAGCCTCAGAGACGAGATCTGCGGCTCGGCCATCTATGGGGCGGCGGGGATTGTGGCCGACGAAATCCGAGCCTCACTGGAGCAGATCCCGACCGATGAAGGATTTGGGACCAGCGGGAGCCCGGTACGGGGCCCCCGGAAGGTGCAGGTCAAAGGGCTGGAGGAGGGGCTGGGCATCGCCTCCATGCAGGACGACGGCACAGGTTACTTCCACGTGAAGATCGGATTTGACGGTTACAACAAGGTCGTGACCAGGCGGTGGCCAAACGGCCAGCCCAACCAGATGGTGGCCCGCTCCGTGGAGAGCGGAACCACCTGGATGCAGAAAAATCCCTTTGTCCGGCGGGCTGTTATGGCCACCCGGAAACGGGCGGTAGCCTACATGAAGGAAACGGTGGACAAAAAGATCGGAGAAATCATGAAGTGAAGGAGTGTAAGCCATGGCAACCATTGGCCTGAGTAAGCCCTACTATGCCAAATACAGCAATACCGGCAGCACGGTCAGCTATTCCAACGGGGCGCTGCTGGGCAAGTATACAGAGCTGTCTATCGAGCTGGACAGCCAGGACGCCAATATCCTCTATGGCGACAACGGTGCGGCGGAGAGCGACCAGCAGTTCACCGGCGGCACAGCGAACGTTACCACCGACGATCTGCGGGCGGATGTGATGGTTCCGGTATTCGGGGTCAAGGAGGAGGCTATCACTGACGAAGGGATCACCACCTCGGAGCCGAAGTGGATTGTGTTCGACGATGACCAGGAGGCCCCTTATGTGGGCCTAGGAGGCGTCATCAAGAAAAAGGTGGATGGGGCCGTCAAGTGGGTGGCATTCGTCCTCAATAAAATCCAGTTCGCCACCCCGGGCATCTCTGCGGTCACCCAGGGGGAAACCATTGAATGGCAGACGCAGGAGTTGACTGCCACCATCCTGCGCAGCGACGCGGCAAAGCACCCGTGGTTTCGGATATCCACTCCCATGGACACCGAGGCGGACGCGGAGGCCGCCGTCAAGAAGTATCTGAGCATCACGGAGGGGCCCTAAATGCGTACTGCGAAATTGACGGTCAACGGGAAAGAATACCTGCTCTGTTTTTCTGTCCGGGTGCTCCGGGCGGTGTCAGAACGGTATGGGGATGTGACGCACATCCCGGAGGCGTTGGACCAGGAGGATACGGTCCGGGCGATGGACGAGGCGTTCTGGATACTGTCTGCCATGATGGAGGCGGGGAGCCGCTATGCCGCCCATGAGGGAATGGAGAACCCTGCGCCGCTTACCGTGGACCAGCTCTACGATCTGTGCGATATCTCCGACTTTATGGGGCTAAAGAACAAGATCGCGGAAACCATCACAGCCGGAAGGGCTGTCACCGTGGAGGCGGAAGCGCCAAAAAACGCCGGAACCGCCCGGGGGAAACGGTCAGGCTGACCCCCGAGTGGTTTCTGTGGTATGGACTGAAGATCGGCCTGACATATGACCAGACAATGGATCTTCCGCTGGGGGAACTGCTTGATCTGGTCGCCATTGAACAGATCAAACACGAAGGCGCCAGGCTGAAGCACAGCGCCGGGGACGGAGAAGAGGAGTTCTTTGCGCTGCTGAACAGGAGGTGAAACCATGTCCGTGGATATCGGCCCAAAGATTGGGATTGACGGTGAAGCTGAGTTCCGGAAGGAACTGGGCAATATCAACCAGCAGCTCCGCACACTGGGCTCAGAAATGAAAGCGGTGACCTCCGCCTTTGCTGGCAATGAAAAAAGCCAGGAGGCCCTGTCTGCACAGGCGGGCGTGCTTACCCGGCAGATTGAGGCCCAGGAGCAGAAGCTCTCCCGGCTGGAAAAGGGGCTGGCCTCTGCCGCGCAGAAATACGGCGAGAACGACACGAAGACGCTGCGCTGGGCGCAGGCGGTTCAGGATGCCACGGCGGATCTCAATAAAATGCGCGCCCA